CAACGGTGTGCTCTGTCCTTCATGCTGGTGGCCTATTTGGGTTGCTAGCGAAAGGATTAAGGGACCGTGACCACAAGGAATCGGTATTTCGAGGTTATTGCCCCTGCTACTACCTTCACCGTGAGAACGTTCCACCCTGATGGGTCGCCCGATCTCACGTTGCCAGGTTTCAGCACGGGTACTTTCCTCGTTAGCAACTCTTCGATTGAAGATGTTGCTAGATCGCGGGTTTACATTAAACCCGTCGGTCATACCAAACGATCTGTTAGGTATTATCCTAACATATCGCCTGCTTTCTTCACTAACGGTTACTCACAGACTTACGAGCCTGTGCCTAACAACAATAGTGCAGAAATCCAGGCCTTTGTAAGTGGTCACAACCCCACTGGTCCCTCTGGCGCAGCCGTCGCGCTCCTCACTGACAACGCCTTTCGGGCAATGTCAGATCAAGTCCCTCAAGAGGTTGACTTAGTCAACTTCGGGTTGGACCTGAGAGAGATGGGTTCTTTGATCCCATCTCTTGCGGAGAACATGGCACGGACTGTTTCTGGGGGCTATCTGACGTACGCCTTTGGATGGAAACCATTCATCGGCGATCTTCAGAAGCTAGGACATCTCCACGCTACTGTCACCAAACGCCTTAATTGGCTTAAGGAGACAAGGGGCAGAGAAGTCCGTCTCGGATATTCGTCGTCTTGGCCTTATGAAGGCTCAAGTACGATTGATATCGGAGGTTACTCCCAGGCCACTCTCACTTCCTCCGAGCGAAGATTCAGGGCAGGTGCTTACCTGTTCCATCTTCTCGAGCGCTTGGATGGAATTGAGGGTCAGTTGAGGGCCTTCTCCTCTGCTCTCGGTCTGCTCAATCCTAGCGCAGTTGTCTGGGAAAGAATTCCCTTCAGCTTCGTTGCGGATTGGTTCGTGCGGACCGATGGCATAGTGAACTCCTTACAACTCCAACCCTTTAGTGGGGCTTGGAATTTAAGGAGAATCTCCCATTCCTTCTACGTAAAGGAGGAATGGGCGATCAAGAGTACGTATACAGGAGCAACCAATACATTTGGTCTCCTGCAATCGACTCTTGTCGTGGAGAAGTACAGTAGGGCTCCCTTTCTTCCTGTGTCTTCTTCGTTGTTAACGGAGACGACACTTACACCGTCGCAGCTGGTGCTCGCCGCTGCACTTTTGGGTGCAGCAACAAAGTAGTTGCTGGACGTCTGTGCGTGCTGTATGTCCAACGTTGTACATACCGTGCGTACATACTACGGAGGATTCCATGGCTTTCGCTGCTGACATCGTTCTCGATGATGCATCGGGCGACGATATCACGTATCGTCTCACTGGCCAAGAGGCCAATGGTTCGAAACGAATTGATATCGCCACTACCCTGTCGGCACCCGCTTTCTTGGCTATTCGACATAGCCAGGCAGGTAAGGGTTCCGATACCGTTGATCGACACTTGGTCCAGTTCACCCGGACCTTGATCGATGCGAACGGGGTGCCGCGGACTCTGACGGTCAACCTGACCCTCGCAGTTCCGCGAAGTGCGGTAATCACCTCTCAAGTCGTGATCGATCAGGTGTCTAACCTGCTCGACCTACTTATGAGTGGTGGTTTCACCACGCTGGCTAGCACAGCGAACATCGACTCCCTGCTTCGGAATGAAGCGTAGCTTCACTCCCGGTGTGAAAGATACAACCTTCACTCCGGACGGGGGGTATCCCGCGCACATTGCTGTGCGTTAGGGATTGACGGACTTAGTCCTAGATGTCGGCGACGAAAGTCGGTGGAAGCTTGGAAGGGCTCCGTATGGACCCCTCGAAAAGCCAGGCCGAGTTTTATCTCGACCTCTGCACGCAACTGATCGCTAGCGATCCGTTAGGTACCACCTCGCACAAAGCCTTGAAGAAAGATATCGAGGTCTTACGATCTCGGTTCTTCTCCGAAGGGCTCTCGTTCCTGACCAAGACTCTCCCAAAACTTGGGAAGGCTCTTGATCTTGGACTTGTGAACTCTAGATTCCAGCTACCTCGTGAGTTTAAACACTCACATGGTAACCGAAGTATACCTGCATTTCTGCAGGCTTACTTCAATCTAGTTTTCTGCGAGGATGGTTTGCTCCTGGACGCAGCATCTCCTGAGGCGGTTTCCCATCTCAGACAGGTGCTCTTTTTCGCGTACAAGCTCGAGCTACCATATCAGCCTCTTATTGAGCGCTCGGTAATCGAGCGTTTCAAGGAGACAGATGATGAGCTCGAGAACGTGGTTTTCTCTAGCGAAACAGAAGAAATTCTGTCTCTCGCTGCGAGAATTACCAAGAGTGTCTTTAAGGGTTTCGACCCTAAAGACATTCTTCCGCGGCATGGTCCAGGGGCGGTGGCTACTGGAGAGAAATTGGAAGAGAAGTGGGTTTTCTCCCGCCTCTATTCCAAGATTCACCAGTATTACCCCTATTACACATATTTCATGTGTGGGTGGGGGTTGGAGGCTGCGGATCGTCGGGATTGGTATCTTGCGATGCAACGACTGGAATCAGGAGTTGCCCGCGTGGTACTCGTCCCGAAAGATTCCCGAGGTCCGCGACTCATCTCAGCTGAACCGCTGGAATACCAGTGGATCCAGCAAGGGTTGGGTCGGAAGATTGCCACACACCTTGAGAGCATTAATTTGCTCACGAGGGGTCGTGTCAACTTCACGAATCAAGAGATTAATCGTAACCTTGCTCTCAGTAACTCAGTTACTGGTAAGCTTGCTACGCTTGATCTCAAAGATGCGTCAGACCGGGTCTCTCTCGAACTTGTTAGACGAGTCTTTAAAGACTCTCCTAACTTACTTCGAGCGTTAGAGGCCACTCGTTCGGAGGCGACTACTCTCCCCAATGGAGAGATAGTCAAGCTCAGGAAATTTGCTCCTATGGGAAGTGCACTTTGCTTTCCCGTAGAAGCTTACTGTTTCTGGGTCTTGCTTGTCGCTTCCGCAGTCTTCAAGGCAAGAATGCCACTTAGACTAGCGGCTAGGTCCTTCTATGTGTATGGTGACGATTTAATCGTCCCCACAGCATTGGCGGACCAATGTATGCAAGTCTTAGAATCTGTTGGCTTAGTAGTCAACAGAGATAAGTCTTGCATTACTGGGAACTTCAGAGAGAGTTGCGGCATGGATGCCTTTCGAGGTGTCCCTGTCACCCCACTCCGTCTGAAGAAACAGTATAGCGATCGACCCACGGACGGGACGGTGCTCTCATCCTACTCAGCTTTGGCTAACGCCTTAACTGAGCGGGGTTACGATGAGGCTGCGAACCTTATTTGGTCACGGCTTGAGTCGACCTTTGGGGTTATCCCCTATGGTACGGCTCTTTCGTCGTTTCCTTGTAAGGTTCTCCCCTCTCCTGTTCAAGCTGAGGTTAGAAACCTCAAATTGTTCAAGAGTAGGTGGAACCGTCGTTACCAACGCGTTGAGTTTCGTCTCCTTACGGTCCTCCCGGTCCGTAAAGAGTCTAAGCTTGATGGTTGGACTCGTCTCCTACGAGGATTAGTCCTCCCTGGAGTCGATGATCCGTCCACCGTCGTTTTGCCTCGCTCGACGTTAATCCAGCGAGGTTGGAGGTCTGTCTTCTAAGGAAGACAGATTTGTAGGGGATTGTGATGTTGTTTACCCAAACAACATCTCTGCC